AGCCTACGTGGCGCCGCGAGCTCGACGAAAATCTCGCCATCTACAAGAACGTGTTCGCCCCGGCAACGGAGATCGGCGAGCCCGGCGGCAAATGGCGCCTCTCCATATGCCCCTCAATCGCCGCGGTCGACGCGCAGGGCGCCCGCCCAACGGAAGTCGCCGTGAACGCGGCCACCGACCTGCCGGCGGAGGTAGACAAGCTCGCGGTATCGGCGCGGCATGGGCGCATTAATGTGTCGAAGATTGTCGAGTCGACCACCCCGCAGGCGCCCATTACGGTCCTGTTCCTGATGGCCCCCATCATCGGGGCGCCCCCGGAGAACACGAAGACGCGCTTCGACCCGAAGATCAAGGCGCTCCTCGGCTACACGCTATGGACCGATAACCGCCAGCCGGCGATTCGCGAATTACTCGGCGCCCTGCTCAACAAGGAGAACATTCTCAACGTGCTCAATCCGCTGCGCCATACTAATCACTTCGGCCTATTTGCCGTGCGCATTGAGCTCGATCACCGAGGGCGCCCCTGGCGCACGGGCATCTTCGAGGCGCTCAGTGGGGCCGATCACGTCGAGAATTTCCCCGCGAAGGTTGCCGACGCCATTCGCGCGTGCCTCGGAGGCGTGCGGCGCATCGGCGCGCGCCAGAGCACCCTCGAGCAGATCGGCGAAGTGCTTTACGACGATAATTGGTGAGCAAAAAAATAGCCATCTTTTTTGCGCGCTTAATGCTTCTTCTTGTGCGACTTGGCCTTCTTGGCCTTCTTGCCGCCCTTCGACTTGCGGCTGCGCCTCTTGGCGCCGCCAACGATTCCTTGGCCGGAATATGGGCATCCACTGCCCGATCTGCTGCGGCGGTGCCGCGACCCTTTCCTGCTGCGTCTGCTTCCAGTCGGCATGGTTGCTGAATGCTGTTGTTGCTCGATCGATATATATTGCGCCCGACAAAAGAAAGCCCGGCGAAAAAATATTTAATTCGGGGGCCGCGACCGGCTCAGGTGAACTCGCGAATCTTGATAGCGCGCGCAGCCGGCGTCATCTTCTCCCTCGTCATGTAGGAATACACCATGGCGAGTACCACTATCGCTAGTATCCCGAGGATTACCATCTTCATCATGCTGAGAGTCGCCCCGAACGGGTTGAGCGATGACACGAGATTGTTGAGAAATTCCATCTTATATTAGCTAATCGAAATTATTCTGTCCGCGAAATTCATTCCGGAGGCACATGATCCGGCAGCCTCATGGAAATCGGATAATCAACGGACGAGACGCCCATCGCGCTTCCGGGCGGATAGAACGGGTTCACGATGAGCGAGTTCTCCGGCGGCCGGCACTGACAAGGAAAGAAGCCCTCGCTCCCGGCCGATCGCTCGCGGTAGATAATGAGCATCGCGACGATGATTACCATAATCGCGGCGGCGATCGACATGGTGCGGCTGAGTCCAAACATTGCTTATATTATGCGCACTAAAAAGGCCGTCTTCCTGCGCTAAGATTCTCCGTATCCCACTTAATCTTGTTTTCCCCGGCGAACGCCGCGAAGTCGAAGGGCGCCTGCGTGCCGGAGCCGTCCCCGCGGAAGAGATGTTGCCGGAACTCGAACATGAACTGATCGGGAACCGCGTGCTCGAGAAAGTAATCCGCGGGCACCCCATTGAGGCGCGCCCAGATGTAGAAGAGCGCATATACGCCGCATTCCGTCTTCGTGTGTTGATGCCAAACGCGGCATGCATAGATGTCGCGCACCACCACGCCCGGGCGCACTCGGCGCATCTCGGCCTTCGTTTTCGCCATCCACTTCACCCAGGCCTTCTCGGGGGGAATTGCCGCGCTGTTGAAGAATTCGACTGTCCATTCGGGCCCACGCGCATCGGCAAACAGGGCCATCCAGTGCTTCCCATCGCCCGCGTACGTATCATTATTGATTACGCAGCCGGTGCACCTTACTGCGCGGCCGGCAATCCGCGCGTAGGCGTCCTTCTCGACTCCCGCCATATCCACCGGCGGCGGCGCCTTTCCCGCGTACAAGTCGCCCCAGTCTACTGTGGCCAGCGTATCGGGCCCGGGCTGCGCGTCGCCGTTGCTGAAGTGATTTCGCTCGTAATCGATCATGTTGAAGTTGTATGGCCAGAAGCCTTCGAAGGCGAGCATCCACGTGAACATTACGCGATGAATGTGCTTATTGCTCAGTAAGTTAGTGTTAGTCGGCCCATCCCGCTTGAAGGCGCCCAGAGCCTCAATCGCGAGCTCGCGCTCCCCGAGCACCTTCGCGCCGGCAGTGTTCAGCACGCATTCTTCGGTCGTGCATCCAGTCGCCTTCTTCAGCGCGCACATTGCCTCCTTGGGCGCCGCGTCCGCGATCCGGTATTCGCGCGCCATCTTGTGGACAATATCGTCGCGGATACAAGTGCCGCCGGCCGACATGGCGCCGGCCGCGCATTCCGAGATCGTGGTCGGGAGCACACGCCGAAGAACATCGTCCTTATCTACCGCGTCGTGGTCGTTGTGATAATCGAGGATTGGGTGCCCCTTATACTGCGTCTCGAACACCTCGGGACTCCCCCCTAGTATCTCGCTCGCGATCGACAGGTCGCCGTCGGCCATCAGCAAGCTATTCGGCATATATATACGACTCGATGGAAGAGACAAATAACTGGAACGAGATGGCCGACGAGATCAGCGGGGGAATGCTGGGCCGCGGCGGCTCGCCACCCCCGGATGAACTGGACCTGAACGATGCGCCGCGCGCCATTGTCGGGGGACACGCGCCCAGCATACGGCACACGAAAGAGGCGCAGCTTCACGCGGCGTTCGATGTGATTTGCCTGGCGAACTACATGGAACGGGGCATGGAGGCGGATGCCGCCGCGCACTTGGCGGAACTCGCGAGCTCGGCCGGCACGATATCGGCCGTGTCCCTCATCAATCGCCAATTCCGCCAGCTGCTCGTGCTTCGCCAAGTCTCGGAGGCCTTGGCCGCCGCGGAAGGAATGTGTGATGAGCTGCAGACCGCGATTCCCGCGCTCCTTGCCTTGCGGGCGCGGCGAACTGGCGAGCTAACGGCGACCTTCGCGCGGGAACTGCTAGATCACATCGAAGAGCAGGCCAGCCCAGAGTCGCACTTGCCGCCGCCCAAGATCGAGCTGCTGATGGCCCGCGATCGCCTCGAAGCCCTCAGGCGCCGATTTGCCCTTCTCAAAGTGGCGCTGGGCGATGGAGAAGAGCCCCCCGAAGGCCAGGAAAAAAGCAATCCGCTGGAAGCAGTCCCAGTGCCGGACGACGTAATCAGAGTCGCCGAGCGCCCGACGGCCGCCGCCATCAAGCAGTATATGCGCCTCCAGCCGAAGATCGCCGCTTATGTCGGCGAAGTCGAGAAGCACTTCGGCGATCTGCTTGCCGAAGCGTCGCGCCTTGTCCGCGAGATTCGGCATTACGTTCACTTCGAGACACTGACAAAGAGCCTCGCGACTATCGTCGAGCGCTCGCCGCGCTTATCGAGGTAAGTCTGAATCACGAACGGCCGGTCGCGGTCGGCGAATATAGTGATGTCGTCGCCCAAGTTCACCGTCATGAAAGGGCGAATTGCGCCGATCTTGATGGACACGGCGAATAAGTCCCCGGGAGACAGCGTGGTGATCAGCTTGATGCGCTGGGCTGCCTTGTAAGTGCCGACGTAAATGACCCGGGCAACATCGCCGAATGTGATCTGGAGGGGCCCGCCGCTCATCTTCTGGAAAGTCATGTTCGCCGAGACGCGCCGCAGCTCGTTTATTTTTTTCTTGAGGTGGTGGCCATCGACTGTGAAGCGCACCGGATAACTGGCGCCGTCGGCAAAGTCCCCACGGGGCGCCTCAGGCGCATCGGCGCTGGCCGCCGCCGCTGGCGCGGAAGCCCTCGGCGCGACTTCGATCTCGAACTGATCCTCGCTCTCGTACACGCTGTCGAAGAAGACAATGTACAGGAGCGACAGCATGTTCTCCTTGACCACGATATTCATCTTGTAATGGCTCCTCTCGAGCGGCGAGAAGGCGATTTCCAGATTGTCGCGCTTCACCATTACGCAGTGGGGCCGCGCGCAGTAGTACAGATTCATGTCGGCCGCCGAGAACTCAACGGCGATCGAAATGAGGCCCGTATGGTCGCGCCCGCTGAAGATAATCTTGTCCGGAAGGAAGTCAATGTTCACTTCCGGCGCCTCATATGCCTTGAATATGCTCACCATCTGCTTCATGACGAGCGGCTTGCTGTAGACGAACTCGACGACATCCTCTGGAGATGCCGGCGACCTGATGATGCCGTCGACGCTGACCGCGTCGGCCTCGAGGCGCTTCCTTGGGCGCCCCGGGCGCTTGTGCCCCGTGTTCGCTGATGACGATGACATTTTCCTCTCCGCTTGTAAGCAAATATATATCGTGAAAAGTCGCATAAAGTGGTAATTCACCGGCCGATCTTCCTGGCGTAGAAGCTATGGATAGGTTCCTCGAACGCGTCGAATAGGCCGCGATTCATTAGGTCGAGGGCCATCACGTCCAAGCGCCTCCCGAGATCGTCGTAGTGCATTGTCGCCAGCAGATAGCTGTTCACCCGGAGACTGACCATAAGCTTGCGAGTTAGGTCATATAGTCGCGCGTAGTAGACGGCGGCCGCTGCTTGGCGATGCAGAATATCGGGCGATATGATCTTGCTGAAGGCCTCGATTACCATGCCGTAGACCTGCTGCTCGTCGCGGATCACGGAGGCGAGCATTATCGGGGGGTCGGCCCCTTCGCGGGCCGTGTCGATGATCTTGCGGAGGCGCATGAAGATCTCGTTCCGAAGGGCCAACGGCATCGAGGGATCAGAGGCGAGTTCCTTGTACGAGTTCGTTGCGGCAACGACCTTGTCGGAGAAGCACTTGGAGAAGATTACGTCCTCCATGATCTCGTTATAGTTCATGGCGCGGGTCGTCTGACCCTCGACGAGGAATCGGCACCTATCAATCGGGGTCAGCAGGCGGCGAATGAGCTCTTCCTTTGCCGGAGTAGTCGGCGGAGGTACCGCGGGCACATGCTGCATTCCCGATTCGGGCTCCAGCGACTTGGCGGGCTTCCGCGCCTTCGATTCCTGATAGGTTTTGGTTCTCGTCTTCGCGGCGCCCCCTGTGCGGGCCGATTCGGTATCGTCCTTGAGCAGCTGGGCGACGATCCGGCCCGTATCGTAAGTCGGCACGCCGATTATGCGGAAGAGATTCCCTGTCAGCGTCTCCACGACCAGCACGCGGCCGGCGGCGGTCGTGCCCTTCGGCGTGGACTTGTAGTAGTGGGCGACGCGCTTTCCGCTCGGTATGAGGGGCTTCATTGTTTGGAAGCGCCTAATGACTCGCGGGCAGAGGCCGAGATATCGCGACGTAATTAGCCCCTTTTCCTTGATGTACTCGAGGGAGAATAGGCCGCGCCCTTCGAACTCTATCGGGCGCTTTGTTAGTTTGCTTACGAATATGAGAGTCGCGCCGACGCGCTGCGCCAGGGCGTCGAGATTGCGCTCCAGGGGCATATTGTCGCGGTAAGGCATCCCGAACATGCCGAAGAACACTCGGCGGCTTACCGATTGAGTCAACATAACGAGACTTCCCGTCGACAGGACCTGCTCCCATGTCGGCCGCGACGGATCAATCGGCCGGATTGCCGCCTCGATCAGCTTGCCGGTGCCCACATACAGGAGATCCTGAATCGCGGCCCGCTGGGATTCGCTGAAGAAGGACATATATTTCCTCAGTAAGCGCGCATAAACCTTGTCCATTGTGCCCGCGCGGATTCGCTCGGCGACTAGATTGAAGACTACCTTGACGTCGATCGGGACCCTAACGAGGACATCGATACATGATTCGAGGACTCGCCTGGATATTGTGCGCCCGGACTCGATGACATTCGCCCGCAGCGCAACTAGGCTTTGGGAATACGTTTCCGACTTGCCCGACATTAAGGAGGCCATGGAGATCGAGGAGATGAAGTCATAAATGTCCTGTATAGCCGCGAGAGTCGTGCTGCCCGCCGCGAAGTACGCGAGTGCGTTTGCGCTTGTCGCCGGGCCGCTCAATATGGCGACATTGTTCTCTACCGTCTTGATGGCCTTGTCTGTGTCGCCGAAGCCGCGAATGTTGGCGCCGTATTCGCGGGCATGCGCATGCTCGATGAAGCTATGCACACCCGCGAGATAGTTCCGCAGGTGAAACGCAATAGAATTATCCATTCTGGCGGCCCTATTTGTAAGTTTCAATAGCAATTAGTATATCTTCATGGAGGAAAGAATTCCAATTGCCCCGCGGTATGCTGATGATCCCACTCTGTTGCCGGGAGGCAGACACGGGCCGTCGCCATCGGCGCCCGCGCCGGCAGCGAAGGCGCTCGGCGCGCCGACTCAGCAGGGCGGGACTTCGGTATGGAGCACTCTCTATGAGTATCGCTTGACGGCGATTATTATTATTCTGACGATCATTATCATTGCGCTCATCGCGTATATTGTTAGCGAACAGCGGCGGGCCGCAGCGCCTCCGCCGGCGGCTCCGGCACTTCCGCCCCCGCCGGCACCAGCGCCGCGTGTCGGGCGGCCGGCATATACGGCGGAACAAGTTAAGGCGCTCCGTGAGCTTGCGGCAGCCAACCGCGCCCAGGCGGCAGCGACTGCCGGTGCTGGTGCCGATACCGATGCCGAAAGTGGCGCCGATGCTGCTGATTCGCAGGCACAGGCGGGAGAAGGAGCTGCGGGGCAGGCCGCCCCCGTCGGCGCTGAACAACCGGTGAAGGAAGAGGCCGATGGTGGAGAGGCGGAAGTAGCCGGCGGCGAAGCGCAGACAACCGTAACGATGCTGACCCGCGACACCAACGTGCAGATAGAGCCCATCACCGGGAATGTCGCGCGGGCCCTCAATCCCCGCCGATCTAAGCGCAAGGCGTGAATTATTATATAGAGGCACGGGCGCCACATCTATACGTCTCCAGCAAGCATGCAGTCAGCAGAAGCAAAGAAAGTCGATTCCGCGGAGCAGAAGCAGGTACCAATGGCGACCGATGCCGGCGCCAAGAAGCGCCGCGCCCCAAGGGCCCCGAAGGCGCCCAAAGCGCCTAGAGCGCCAAAGGCACCCAAGGCGCCGAAGGTACCTAAGGCGCCGAAGGCCGCTACCTCGGCGGCTCCTCGGCCGCGGAAGAAGGCCCCCGCGGCCACGGCCGCCGCGCCGGTCCCCGTGGCCGCGGCGCCCTCAGCGGCGGCATTCTCCGATATTCCGAACATCAGGGAAACTCTCCACTATATGCCCCCAATTGAGCCGCCTCCCGTCTGGAAATGCCGCCTCGAGGACCCAGCAGAACTCGTCGTCGAGGCAGCCCGCGTTCGGCGGCACTTCGATAAGCTGGGCATCAACTACGCGCTGACAATGAAGGTGCGCGAGATAAAGGCGCGCTACAAGGACCCAAGCGGCGCAAAGAATCTCCTTCCGATGACCGAGGCGGATGCCACGATGATCGGCGCGATCAGCGGAGTGCGCTACCGTGTCGGATCGCAGGCGGCCGTCTACTTGAGCTTCATCATCGAGATGATGCTCAACGATATCTCCCGCGCCGCGATCGAGAGCGCGATTGCCGACAAGAAGAAGATTCTCCATGTCAGGCAGTTGTTCGCCCGCGGCGGCATGTTCCTGAATATGTGCCGCTTCGCGCCCCTGTTCAAGAGTCTCCCCGCATTCGCCGAGGCCGAAAGCGAATACCGTTCTACTGCGAGAATAGAAGATGCCTCTACTTTCGCGCATAAGTGCCTGACCTTCATCAAGCGCTCGGCGAAGGAGGCCGCAAAGAGCCGGATCACAGCGCTCGAGGAATCCCTGGAGAAAGAATCGGTTGCCGCGCTTGTCGGCGAGCTCGCCGAGGACGCCGCTCAGGCGGCGGACGACTCGAGCTTCAAGTTCTATGTGTCGACTTTCCTGCGCACGCTGATCAGGAATGAGCCGAGATACGCGACAATCAGGACTAGCGGGGCGTTCCGCAACTTCCTGAATGCGCTGACTCTTCAGCTTGTTCAGAAATTCGCGATGTACTCCAAGGAGCTGGTTGATCTCCTTCACGCCAGAACGGTGTCCAATAATGTAGTTCTGACAGTACTCAAGCTCATGCTCGCGGCGCCAAGCGATGTTGTTGATCGGCATGGCGTCTTCGGCGCGGCCGCTGCCGGCGGCGCCATAACCGTGAGCATAGTGCCCACGGCCGGCGATCGAGTCGCCGAGGCGCTCACCAATCGAGTGAATGATCAATTGGGCACCCAGCCAGAGGCAGCGGCACCCGCGCCCGCCGCCACCACTTCGGCGTCCACTGCTCCCGCCGCCGTTGTCGCCTCGGCGCCCGAACCAGTCGCCGCAGTCGCCCCTGAAGTGCCCTCGAAGCCGCTCCCCAAACCCAAGCCGAAGAAGGGAACACCAATTCCCGCCGATAGCGGCCTCGCGTAATCATTTCGCATAGTAGCCAATGAGATTCGCCGAGCGCTGTCCACCCTTCTTTTTTGTTATCTCCAGCTGCCTAACGGCCTCGGCAAGGAAGACATCGGCGAACTTCTCGAGGTCGCCACGGGTTGTGTCGCGCCCCATCGACACGCGGATAGCGCCGTCCATAACCGCTTCACTCGCGCGCATTGCCTGCAGAACATGAGAGTGCTGCTCACTGCTCGTATTACATGCGCTTCCGACACTGACAATGATCCCCGCTTTCTCGAGCGCTTCCTTAATCAGCTTATTACAAGCCCCCGGGCCGAGGTGCTTTGCCGCCGACAGCATGATTGTGCCGGGAAGATATTTGCTGCTTTCATCGCTCAGCAGCACTATCTCCAGCTCATATTTCCGCCGGGCAGCCAAGTACTCCTCGAGTGTACGGGTCGGCGCGCGACTCCGCAGTAGGTCGATCAAGTGCTTCTTCAGTCGCCTCTGCTTGTCGGCGACAACGTCGCGCTCCTCGCGCGCCTCGAGGATCGCCGCCCTCGCCGCGCCGATGCCCAGAATGTTCTCGGTGCCCCCACGGAAGCCCTCGTTCTGCGTCCCATGTATTATCGGGCATAGGCCCAGGACATTGATCATTGAGCGCCGAACTACCATCGCGCCGATGCCTGGAGGCCCATGAATCTTGTGGAAAGAGATACTGCACCCGTCGATTCCCGCTGCCCGCATATTCACCGGAATCTTGCCGAAAGCCTGCACTATGTCGGAATGGAAGAAGATTCCCGAGTGCCCGGCGCGGCACAGGGCCATAATGCCCTCGCCGATACGGGCGACAGGGTTGATTGCCCCCGTCTCGTTGTTGGCGAACATTATCGACACGAGGCATGTTTCGGGGCGAATCGCGGACAGCGCAGTCTCGGCGGCAACAGCGCCATCGGCGCCGGGAATAACTAGCGATATGCGCACTCGCTTGTTGTGGTTCGCCATACTCTGCAGGAGAAGAAGAATGCTCTTGTGTTCGATTGCCGACGAGACGATGTGAACTGGGCCCTCGCTCGCGCATAGGCGGGCGTCAATTACGCTGCGGAGAATGGTGCAGTTCGCCTCTGTTGCTCCTGACGTGAAGTAGACGCCATATTCGCGCTCCGAGGAGCACCCGAGTTCCCGGAGCAGTTGGGCCCGGCAGTCGACCATCATCTCGCGGCATTCGCGGGCCGAGGCGTAGGAAGCCGACGGATTGCCCCGATTCACCCAGCGCAGCATTTCCCGCACGGTGTTGGCCGACATCATTGTCGTAGCGTTGTTATCCAGGTAAATGCTCATTTCCCGTATATGGAGCCCAATAAAAAAGAAAGCGTGCGGCGCCCTTCTCCCTTAGGCGCGCCTATACCGCAGAATGCGCACTGTTAGGCTGTGTGTCCTGCCGAAGCGCTGCGCCCTGCCGATGATTTGCCCGAGGCGCTCTGAATTGCCGTCGGAGAGGATGATAATGTCCGTTGTCGCTTGTAGGTCGGCGCCCGCGAACAAGAGGCGCATATTCACGAGGAGAATGCTGATCGGCAACGGGCAATTCACGTAGCGCGCCATAGCCTCGGCAATATCGCCGACGCCGCCAAGAAGGCGACTAATGCGGCAGTTGCGCGCGACAAGACTGCTGGCCGCTATGGCCCGCTCAATGTCCCAGAGCGACTCGTCGAAGTCCCCGCAGATCATGAATTTCCGCACGTGTCCGCGCGGCAAGGGAACAAGCCGATCCGAGGTCATCAAGTGCGGGATTGCCTTGGGGTCGATAATTTCCGGGGCAATGGCGACGTACGGGGAAGAAGATGGGTCGGCCTCGGCCGCGGCGGCCGATAGAATGCGGATAATTTCGGCTATCTTCGTGGGCGGCGCGCCGCCCTCTTCAGCGCCGGCCGAGCGCGACGAGCTGCCTTCATCGCTGGTGCCCGGCACTATGTCGCGGCTCACCTTGGCGACGTCCTGGACCAGATCCTTGATATTCAGGCCGCGCTCGACGAACAGCCAATCGCGCTCGACGCACATCTTGGTCCTGCACTGTGGGCAGAGCTCGATCTTGCTGCGGATGGCGCAGGAGGCGCAGCATATTAGCCCACAGCACCTGGTGATCATGACATGACATTCGGCGAGCGGCGAGAAGCATATCTGACACAATTCCTCGGCCAGATTCTCGCGCATTCGCTCGATTGACCGCGCGCCCTGCTCGATGATTCTGGAGCACTGCTCGATCTCCTCGCGGCGCCCCTCATCATCGTCCTCGCCGCCCTCGCCGTCATCGACGCAGTCAGCGCCGCTCTGCTTTTCCTGGAGGGCGGCAAGGCGGCGCACGGCGCGGTTATGGGCGTCCTGTTGCGTTCCCAGGATGCGGGCGAATATTGCCGCGGGCGTCGCGACGGAGATGCCGAGCGACTTCGCCGCCAGCGACATCGCGTCGCCCTGTATCATGTCCGTTATGGCCGCGTGATCCCCAACAGCGAGATCTATCAGGCGAATGCAGGAGCTGATTGCCTTGTTGCTGATAGTGTGCCCGAAGACGATTATCTTGGGAACTCGGCCGAAGCGCGCGACAAACTCGGGATCATGGAGAATCGGCAGCGCGGTCGGCGTCATCCGCAGGTCGCGCCGGCCCATCACGCGGCCCCATAAGGCCGATGTGCGGGGCGCATAATAGTTGTCGCCGAGATCGTCGCTGCCGTACGTTTCCGCGACTGCATACCGAGTGCGGTATGTTCCCGAATACCTGGTCGCCCCGAGGTGTTCATCCGAGAACCGCCTCAATGTGGCTGTGACATGATACGACACGAGGGCACGCAGCCCGCGGCAATTGTACATCGTATCCACATCGTCGTAGACAACGCGGGCCCACCAGGGAACCGCACGTTCCGGGCCGACGCGGATCTTGTTGACCGCCTTCGTGGTTCCCCAAACGAATCCATCGGCGCAGGCAACGTTGCCCGCCTTGATCAGAATGATGTCATACGCATTCACGCGGCCCGACGCAATAAGCGCGGCAAGATCGTCAATATCGCTCCCTTTCCGGACAGCATAGTAGCTCAGCGACGTGCGGTCAGTGATATGCGCCTCCCATTGCGCCATGACCATTCTCGAGACCACAATCGCCGTCGGCCTGATAACCACGCGCGGGCGCAGCTCGAGACCGCCCATATAGTAGGGGCGGAGCAGGGGAAGCGGGCGGAGCATTATCAGGCCGAGAATGATGAATGTCTTGCCGCAGCCGAACGGCTCGTTGAGCCGTATATGGTTGGCGCGCGGGTCGTTCTCTTCGCCGAGAAGGAATGCTATTGTTTGCCTCTGGAAATCGTGCAGCTTGATGCCGATAAAGCACGGCGGTTCTGCCGCCAGCGGCACATAATCCCAGGCAATTGAGCACATTGCGGTTTATAGTAGATTGCGGGGCGCTTCAATTTTCGGCTTGAAAATTGAAACCCGGAGACTTCTACAAAGTCGACATGGAACATACTCCCCGGTGGTCTCCATGTAATCATCAATCGGTCGCCTCGCCCGCGGGCGATAGCTGCGGCCTATGTTATGATATCAAGAATGGGCCTCTCGGCGAGCATGTCGCCAAGGGCCGCGTGATTGTCTATGGGGACCGCCCATATCACGGGGAATTCTCCATTATGCGCTTCTTCTGCAGGCGCCATAAGCACAGCGATAAGTGCGGGCGACACGAGTGCATGATGGCGCGCGCCGACGCGATGGGCGCCGACGGCACCATTGAGGATTGGCCGCCGCGGCGGCCGCCGAACGGGAGGTATTCGTGCCGCATGATGTCCTGTAGCCAGGACTTCTTCGCGTCGCTCGCGATGGTCGCCGATGAGCCGCGGTTCGTGCTCAACTGCCTGCGGAATCACACATGGTTCAGCAAGCACTTGGGCGACCTTCTGCGCATTCCCGAGATCATTTCCGACGGCGAATACCGCTTCGATGACCCCCTTCCGTTCGCGATCGACGAGAAGTGCCCCCTCATTATTCCCTACAACTGCGACCTCGGCATTGCCTTCTATCACGCAAGCCAGGGTCCATTGCCGGAATATATCAACCGCAAGGCGGCCAAGCTCGATCTCGACTTGCGGATCATTCCCGCGGCGCACAGGAGCGAGAAAAAATTAGTCCGGGATGTCGTCGAGGCGCTCAACGACTCCGGCGCGGCCCATATTCGCGCCGGCTGGGCGGAGGAGCGCTTGACTAGCCTGCGGTTCGCGAATCGGGCGCTGCCCGCGCTCTACTTCGCCGACCGATGCGCGACCTACATGGGCCGCGTCGGCGCGGGAACAGAGATAACGGCGAGATGATCCACAGCGCGGTTGCCTTCCCAGAGGAAGCGCTCGAAGTCGTCGCCGTGAACCGGCTCTTTTTTGTGGGAATGAACGTGAATGAACTGCACATCGCGCGCCCACCGAAGACGCTCGAGGAGGACACTCGCCGTGTCGATAAGGTCCATGTTGGCCCTCATCTGCGGCTGCGGCTCGGCGCGCCACCTGGGCGCCCATTCCTCGACCGTCTTCGCGGCGTACATGCTGTCGTGAACAATCCGAATGGGCCCCGACTGGAGCTCGGCTGATCCGCGATTCCCCGCGTAATCGAGGGCCGCAATGAGCGCCATGAGCTCAGCGCGGTTGTTAGTCGGCGCTTCGCCGCGGGGCCCTGGAGGCACTGGGCCGGAGATGTGCACGATGATCCCCGAATCGACGATCACTGCGCCATAACCGGCTCTACATTCTGCTGTCCCATTTCCGCTGGCCGCGCCATCTACAAAGGCATATACGAAGTCCGGCGACATCAGGTTGTCGGCCGCGGGATCGATGGCGCGCGACTCGATGTGCGCCTCGGGAATTGCCCCGGCGGCGAGCTGTGGCGCCGGCTTCGCGCCCGCTCCCGGCGCCCAGGCGATCGGGGCCGCGCCCAGCAGCGCATTAGCGCGCCGGAAACAATCACAGTTCTTGAAGTTCCGCGGCCCATCGGTTCTGTTGTCGGCATTAAGCGGGGATGGATGCCCCCACTCGAGCACGGCCCGCGAACTGCGGATAACACCGGGCTTCTTTCCTAGGTCGCGCGCCGAGTTGCCGAGCAGAATGTAAATCAGCTGCGGTTTGCGCTCGGAAAGGGCCCGAAGGAAAGACTCGATGAACGGGCGCCAATATTCCCTGTGAGCCCCCGCCCTGACGACGCGCGTCGTCAGGGCGGAATTGATCAGCAACATGCCTTGGCGAGCCCATGAGGTCAGATTGCCGCTCGCCGCCTGATCCTTGCCGATAAGGCCCTGCCCGACGAGCGCGGCGAGCATGTTCCGCAGGCTTGCTGGCGGCGGTATGCCGTCGGGCACGCTGAAGGCGAGCCCATGGGCCTGGTCGCGCGACATATAGGGATCCTGGCCGAGCAGAACCACACGCACTGTGTCATACGGGCACAGGGCGAATGCTGAATAAATCTGCTCGATTACTGGGCACAACTCGGCCGCCGGGCAAGCGCCCTCGTCGGGGCTCATTATCCGCCGGAGAGTGCTTTCGGCTAGCTCGCCGAGGCGGTGGGAATCAAATACCTCGTTCCAGCCACCTTCAACCGAGAGGAATTTGCTCGCCATTAATATACCATCATCAAGATTCCCTTCAATTTTCCGAGGAAATGCAACTTTCCTGGACAACCGTTGTTATCATCCTCATTGTCGCGCTGATCATCTATTGGTTCAGTAAGGAATCGTTCACCACGATAGATGATAAGGCGCGCGTCTACGTGCGCTGGTTCGCGACGAACCCTAACCCTGTCTACGTTAATTTCCTCAGGGACAATCCCGACAGCAACATAGTCGAATACAACAAGATGATGGCCCTCCGCGCACAAGGGCGCATGGGCATCGACGAGGCAATTCGCGCCCTGCGAATAGCGTGATATATATAATGCTTACCTGGCCGAATCGATCGCAAATCGTAGTAATCGTGCTGCTCGTGATTCTTATTCTCATAATCGCGCACGCGACCGACTGGGGGCGCAGACACTGGCGCCGACGGGCGCTGCCGCGCCTAGCTAACACTGCCGAAGAGCGCCGGGCAATCATGAGCGCCCCCGGAAAGTCGCCGGACGACCACTTCATGAAGGCCGTTGTGCTGACGCGCATGCTGGATGATGCGCAGGATGCCCATGACGCCCCGGCGACTCGGACGCTGCGGAATCTCGCTGCCCGCGAATACGAAGAGGCAACGCGCGCAGTCAGGGGAGACGGCG